ACGTTGAGCTAAAGTCATAGGCACATTATTGCCACCAGTTCCCCAACGAGCTATAACGGACGGAGAAACGTTTTCGTGAACACGAGGGTCACCAACACGATTACCCTCAAACAAAATTGGTTCTTGAGTTACAACAGTTGTAGTCCTCGAATCCCCAGAATCAAAAACATTTAACGTAGGAACAATCTCAGACTCAACCCAAGACTCATCATCATCTACAGTTTGTGCTCGCTTTGATTTTTGGAAACTATTGACACCAATGCTTTTTTCAACTGAGTTGGAAGTTGCTTTCCTTTTTTTTCTGCCCGCCTCAATATCCCAGAAGCCGCTTTCTCGCTCAAACAATATTTCTGCAGGTCTCCTGTGGTCTCCAAGACTTGCGACAATAAAGATTCTTCTTCTGCGCTGTGGGACTCCGAAGTTTTGAGAGTCCAACACTCGCCAGCAAACGCCATACCCGCGTTCAACCAACGCTGTGATGACGATTCCCATATCTTTTCCTCGTTGAGATGACAAGAGTCCACCAACGTTTTCAAGGATAAGGAATTGTGGTTTAAGTTCATCTGCGAGTCGGATGATTTCGTGAAAGAGTCCTGACCTCGCTCCATCCAAACCTCTACGAAGTCCCGCAATGGATAAGTCTTGGCAAGGGAATCCACCTGCAATGATTCCTCGTTCTGGAATAAATCCTGTTGCTCTGAGTTGTTCACCTGTTACCTCTTTCACATCATCAAATAGTTTTGTTTCAGGGAAATGTAAAGCTAAAACTTCTCTACATTTTTTATCTATCTCTACTGCTGCAGTTACTTTGACTCCTGCTCTTTGGAAAGCAACGTCAAAACCACCAACACCAGCAAATAGACTTATGGCAGTTAGTTTCATAACGGCAGTTCAGAATCTTTACAATCTTGCGCAAACTCAATCCTGGCTTTAGCAATACCAACATAATCTAAATCTTGGTCAATACCAATAAAATTAAAACCCTCATAAACACAAGCCTTACCAGTTGAACCTGAACCCATAAACGGGTCAAGAACAACACCACCTTTAGGTGTAACAAGTCTTACCAGATATTGCATTAAAGAAGTTGGTTTAACTGTTGGATGATGGTTCGGTACAGGTTGCGTTGTAAATCTTTCCATTCCTTTTGAGGTTGCACCAGTTCCGTTCGCTGTTGCCCTGTAACGTTTTTCTTTAGTCTCAAAACCATTCAAGCCCTCGTTCCTATCACGCTTGCTTGCCTTTGCGCAATAAAAAAAACGAGCCGCGCTGCCTGAGTTAGCTTCATATTCACCACTTAATTCTTTAGGCCTATTTCCATAAGTTTTATTCTCCGCATTAATTTTTGCAAGGTTCAATGTCCCAGATTTTGTGTCAGGAAATAATTGCACAACTTCCTCGCTATTATCGTGAATAAAATTTGCAGGCCAACGACCTTTAGAAGTATCTGGTCTATCTAATTCTTTTCTGCCAATGTCATCTACATCTGGAACTGCTCCAGCCATTGTGTTACTTGTGACTCTGCCTTGTGGGGTTGCGCTCGCCCTATCCGCTTCATCTAAATGCGGTATCCGCGACCCGTCAATGTTTAATCCGCCTACTCCAAACTCCAAGACATTCTGAACAACTGTGTATCCCTTGGGGAATGGTTTGCGAGCCATAACGATAGGTTCGTGTGCTGGCTTGAGAGCTGTACCCCAACCCTTCCACTTATTTGCTTCGTCAGTTGATTCGCCTATTTGTACCAGTTGGTTAAGCGTGGTGTTGTAGCCATCATCACTTGAGTTCATAAAACCAACGCCACTTGCCGGCTTAGCCTCAAACTCAACGCCAGCCATTTTGTCTATGGCTTTGGCAACATCCAAAGACTTAGGAAACCCTGAGCCGTATACCCACATAATCTGGTCACGAATCTCAAAACCTGCATCCTCAATTGCGCACACCATTCTGTGATACGTGCGAGAACCAGAGAACGCCAACAGATGACCACCAGGTTTTAATACCCTTAAAGCCTCAGCCCACATTTCTACATTATTAGCAATGCCTGAGTTATCCCAGCTCTTGCCCATAAAACCTAGTTCGTAGGGTGGGTCGGTAACAATGGAATCAACAGAATTTTGAGGCAAACTTTTCATAGCAGAAATGCAATCTGAATGAATTAAATTTACTTTAGACAAGATTTTCCTCAAGTCCTAAATCGTTGTAAAGCATATTTATTGACAAAGCAACAATCTTTTTCTCATCAGGTGTTAAAAGATTTATTTCAGATAAACGTAGCAAAGATTCGCCACAGTTAATGAACCTTAAAACTTCAACTAAAACAAGCTCTGTCCTAGTCCAATCAAACTTGTCAATTGTTTTCCAATCAACCTGGTTAATATCTAAATCTGTTGTAGTAAAAGCTGGATGGTCACGCATCCAGGTCATTTTTACCAAGCTTGAAGCAACCTTAGCTCTGTTCATCTTTTGGCCTCTGGAATCATCATTTCAATTGAAATACGAATTACCTCTGATACAGAAGCGTTATGTTGTTTAGCAAAAGCTTTAACAGCTCTAATTTGTGTGTTATTCAAACGCAAAGCAATCAGATTTTCTTTACCCACTTTGTCAGACATTATTTTCCTTTCGCAGTTAGATTCAATGTTATACGAACACTTTGTTTAGGTTGTGTCGGGCCAACAAAAGGGGACATAAAGCTGGCCCGACACGGTGAGACCCCGCCAGGGTGTCTCGTTAGGACACCTGAGCCACTAGGGAATGACTCAGATGACATCTTTAAGATTCGCTCTAAGCTTTTGGATTCTTATTCTAGTCCAAGCTACGTAAGCTAAACAATCATCCAATTCCTCAAGGGCATCATCTAAAACTTCGTCAGGTGATTTATCCTCAATTTTTTGTTTAGTTCCCGAATCATATTGTTTTGCACCAATGCTGAGAATACGGTTCTCAACACTTGAAATTGCGTGGCTAATCGCTTTAGCTAGTTGCTCACTTGTCATAAAACAGCCAAGTCTGACCAACCACGCAAATCGTGTCTGCCAACAAGCAGAGTCATACTGCCTGGACTACTCCAACGGCCTGTTGTATCGACAAAGTATTTACTTCCAGAACTACTTGATAAACCATCTGATTCTTGGCTCGGACATTGAAATCTTGTAAACACCCCAAAGTCATCTATTTTAATATGATGACGGTGACCAGTAAACCAAATCTTAGGTTCTTGTCCGTTGTCTCTAAGTAACCTTAAAGATTGCCCACGTAACCATTCAAATTCGTTTCTAGCAATTTTATGACCGTGAGTGAAAGCACAATTCATTCCAGATAAATCACTTGTTACAGACATTTCATCGTGAGGGATAACCCACTCATCAACAATATTTTTATCACCAAGGATGCGTTTTAAAGTGTCAGACAAAAATCCGTCAGCAGAGTCGCTGTCGGTGCTTTGAGATTTTCCGTTTCGCCTGTTCCATTCCCCGTGATTAGACAAAGTTGAAATAAATTTTATCTTTGGTGCTAAACCCGAAAACATTGTAATACCTGTTGTCCACAAATCTAAAGCTAATAATAATTGTTCTCTTTGAGTTAATTGCACGCTGAAAAGCTGGCTTGGGTAAAATTCATTTGAGCATCCCTCAACAGGGTCACCCATATTTACAAAAGCAATCTGTTCAATATTGCGACCAGTTTTCTGTAACTCCTCAATTCGTTTAACTGTTTTTTCAAAAGAATCTAAAACACGTTTAATTGTTGCCTCTGGACCGCCTGAAGCTGATTTGCCCAATTGCCAGTCCGAAGCTAAAAACACAAATGTTGCTGGGTCTTGTGAAATGCCCTTAGAAACGGTTTTAAGGGGTTTAAAGCTCCTTATGTTCTTTCTTATTGACTCTATGTCTAACTCATCAATTTTAGCCATTTTGCGTCTTGTAAAGGTAGCTCTGTAAGAGTAAAGCCAAATCAAATCTCTATCACCGTTCTCCAAGCGTTTAGAGCTTTGCCATTTTGACATTCTTACCTTGTCATCAGCTACCTGGAATATTGCAGGGTCTAAACCAAAAGATTTTAAAACAGCATCCCAATCACTAACCAAAAGTGGAGCTGTCAAAGTACCGGTAGCTATTTCTCCGCCATCGAGTCCAATCTCGGCCCAAGGTTTTTGGTCAGGTTCATTAGAAATGTTTTTGTAACGTTCAGCTGTAATGTTTTCTTTAATCTTCCAATTAGCTAAAGCTTCCTCAGCTTCAAGCTTTGAATCAAATGTTCCAAGGGTTAAACCACCGTGCTTTTTACCAATTCGGACACGAAATTTGTTGTTAGGTCGTCTTTCAACACTTCCATAATCTCGCACAGGTTTCATAGGTCCTCTTTCTCTGTTAAGTCACAATACCCCTTGAAATTATAAACAACGGTAATAAAACCAGCGAGTCCCAAAATAAATAAAATTATTGCTTGAAAGATGAGCGCAGGATTCACCTTTAGTACCAACCTCTTTTGTTGTGAAACTCTAAAGCATCACACGGACTGCCATAGCGTTTAGTTATGTAATCCATACCCCAATCAACCTGGGTGTAAGGATTCGTTTTGTAATCGTCACCGTGACTTCTCATCTTGCGAGACGGTAGTGCTTGCACAATTCCGTAAGCACCACTTCTTGCATTTTCAGCGAGCCAAGGTTCACGACTTGTAGCCCAAGAGCTTTCCCTCTGCCACAACTCATCAATACATTTCCATTGTCGCTTTGAGTATTTTTCTTGAACATAACTTCTTACTGCTGTTATTTCCATTCTTGAATCTTGTTCCACATAAACAGGCGCAAGCATAGCAAGGATAGTTTCTAACAATAGCTTCCTAACCTAGTTGGATGGCGTAGCCCAAGGGTCATAATCTGCACCTTTCTTAGCTCTCACTAAGTTGTAGAAAACAGATGCTTCACCTTGTTGTTTTGTTTTTTGCAAATCTGCAATGAAATGTGAAATTTGTTTCATAGAGAAATCTTCAAGTGTTTTACACTTGTATTCCTCACACGCCCATTTCATTACATCCTCATAGCTGAACTCCAATCGTTGTGCGATTTCTTTCAGCATTGAGATTGCAAAACCTATTTGTTTTTCGGTTGCTTTAGCTCTACCCATAGGACCATCTGTCACATTTACTGGTCTGGAGTCTTTAGCTATGACACGTTCCATTTCCTCACGAGATGGCCTTGGTTCATTCTTATCACCCTTACGAGTTGATAGTCCAAGAGTCGCAATGCACCTTCCCAGAGCTGAAGTGCTGCAGGTTTCTAAAGGGAAGTTCTTTGTTGTCATAGAAGCCCCAACAGTTTCCTGAGCATAATCGGTAGCTGAAGGGTGAACATCGTTTAAGTTTTTATACGCTGAAGCTTTAACAATGTAAGAAGTATCAGAATGATAAATAAGTTCTGTTTCCAATCGCCCATTTGGATATAAAAACCAAAATTCAGCAATTCTTTCTTGAACAGTTGAATACGAACTCAAATCGAAAGCCATCAGAAGTCCTCTCCGCAAATGCAAGCAAATTGATAGCAGCTTGAGCATCTGGCATCTGACATATCAGCAACCCAGCTTAACCATTTCGTTTTTGATTCGATAGATAGTTTGTCCCATATCTCAGGGTCAGTTATGTTAGGCAATTTGGTGTCCTTTCCTTAGTCTGTTATACAGACCTTAGCAGGGCCAACCGACAAAAATCAATTAAATTCGGTTAAGTGTGTCTCAACAATATCTAGGCGTTTTGAGAGCTTTTCAATTTTAGAATCAACCTTTTTTATAGCTTTAATGGCGTCTGGTAGAGAATTTCCACCGTTGCTATTTGGTTGAATTTGATAAGTAGCGTGGTCAATATAGGCTTTTATAGGTTTAACTACGGCATAAACAACTATTCCATAAATGAGAGCTGCGATAGCTGATAGAGCTGCAGCTATCTGCCCAGCTAACAAAATATGGTCCGTAAATCTCATTACATTGCCAAAATAACTTTAGGGTCAAATGCTTTACCAGCAGACCAACGAATATTATCCCTAGTCTCAAAATGCAAATGAGGACCAGTTGAATTACCAGTATTACCAGTTTTACCTATCAACTGGCCTTTAACGATTTTGTCACCAGGTTTAACCAGCGATTTAGACAAATGAGCATAAATACAAAACTTATTATCAGAAATCTTTTGCACAATCTGAGTACCATAAGCAGCACCCCAATTAGCTTTAGTTACTTCACCAGCGCAAGCAGCAAATACGTCAGTACCAACTGGAACAGCATAATCAACGCCAGTATGGTAACCAAGCGACCAACTCGAACCTTTTTTACCATAAGGAGTTGTAATTTTGCCATTTTTAATTGGATGAGCCAATGCCGTATTCTTTCTCAGTTTTGTCAGCCCATTTAGCAAGAGGAGCAGTAATAGCACCAATCAAAATTGCATACTCAGGTTTCAAATTAGTTAAAAGAGCTATACCCATAGTTACTGCTGAAGCAAACACGGCACGCAAATAGGACTTAATCATTGAAACTTGAGTGTCTGAAAGATGAAGGAATTGTTGTAAAGATTTCTTTTTCTTAGCCATTGACAATTGCCTTAATCTCGTCATCTGTTAAACCAAGTTTTGCAAGTTTAGCCAAAGCAGACTTTTTTGCTTCCTGTTCTGCTTTCAACTGTGCGTCTTGTTGTGCTTTGTAAACAGCGTATTCCTCAGCATCTTTCTGTTGCTGAGCAATCTCAACATCTGTTAATTCCACATAACTAATTTCATTAGTGGAACAATCAACTACTGCTTTCATTGGTTTCATAATGTTTCCTATCTTATCCCATAGAGGGTTAGTTGTGAATATTGTGAGAAAAGTGTTCCAGCATTAGGTGTAATTGATATAGAAGTTATTGCCGCAGTTGAGTTCCAAGTTCCCATTCCAACTCTGCCGAGTGGTGTCACCCCATCACCATAACCACTATAAGCAAAAGCACCTTTACCTAATGTTGTGCTTGAATAATTAGGAATCAAAACATCTACTGAAGCAAAAAAGTTTGCTGTATTTGCGGAAGTAGTCACAAGAATTAAACCAAATAATGAAGTTGCGCTTGCTAAATTTGTACCTAAAGAAAATGAACCATAAGTGTAGTTATAGTTAGTTGCTGTATCACCATTAAATCTAAGAAGTGTATTGTCTCCAACAAATACAGTTCTATTATCTCTCAATGAACCAAGTAATCTTAAATGTGTAAAGTTTTGTGAAATACTAGAAAAAGTAATTGCAGATAAACCAGCAGAATCAACAGTTATTTCCTGTATTTTTGCCATAGTCATAATCAGTTACTTCCCTTAATTCCATAGAGTTGAAAAACTGAACCAGCAATATAATTAGTTCCAGCAGAAGTAAAAATAGATATTGTTGAAATTGTTGCAGTTGAAAACCATTGGTTACCTCTATATCGAACAACATTGTTTAATGTACCTAATTCCGTAAATGCTTGAGTGAAAACAGGTTTGCGCCAATTTGAATTATTATATGCACTAATTGTTGTAAATGAAATAGCGTTGGTTATACAAGTAGTCGCCAAATTACAAAAAGTTTGAGTCGTGCTAACAGAATTAACTCCTGTGCCATTTTCTGCTCCGTGCATAACTTCTGCATAATTTGTTCCAGAATCAGAATTAAATCGCATTGACATACCTTCATTCAAAAGCGTTCTACCTCTGAACACAATAACTAAATCATCAAAAGTTGTAGGTATAGAAGTGAAAGACACAGAAGTTGTAACAGAACCAGAAACAGTAATTTCTTGAATAAGATTATATGTAGGTGTAGGCATTATTTAATTCCATACAAATAAGCAGCACAATATTGATTAAAAGTACCTGATTGTGGCAAAATTGAAATTGAAGTTATTGCAGAACCAGATTTCCAAGTACCTGCTGTTAATGTTATATATTGTGTTCCACCATATTGGTAATTGAAAGCAGAATGCGATTTGAATATATTCGTGTTGGCATAATTTTGTATTTGAGCAACAGCCATTGAAGCACTATTTGTTCCAGGATTTGATATACTACCAAAATATGCGAAACTTTGACCAGTTGTATTTGTGTTAGTTCCAGTTGTTCCATCACCATATGAGTAGTAAAAACTGTATTGTGTTGCCCCAGAATCACCATTGAATCTTGCACGAATACCAGTATTGGCTGTGTTTCCTGAACCAACAAAACGAATTTCAAGATGAGTATAATTTTGAGGAATACTAGAAAAATCAAGTGAAGAAACTGCGGCAGTTGGAGCATCGGATTTAGCAATAAAAAAATAGTCACCAACAAGATTAGAAGTCAAACCATACGCTTTGGAACTAATACCAGCAAATGAACCTAAAATGGGCATCTATGGCCTACTTAAACTGTGTTTGCGAAGCCAGAACTTTATAAGTCGGTGTACTCGCAGTTTTAATAACAGT